AATGATTTACCATCTATAATGGCAGACATAATATATATAAATCCTACAGCTCCTAGTGGAATATCTAACTCATGAAACTCTTTACCTTCATATATCCAATTCATAATACTTGTTTTAATAATGGAAACAATTTATCTCTCACAGCTTCAATACCATAATCTTTAACTGAATCTGATAAGTCTTTAGACATATCTAAATTTATATACTCAAAACCATATTTGCTTTTATATTTCTGAGCAGACTTTAGTCCCGGCTCATCATTATCAAACAATACAATGATCTTTTGATACTTATCTAGAAGAGGTTTCATAAAATTTTCTGGTATCACACTATTCTCACTATCTGGAGAAATAGATTCAATACCATTAATTCCCAATTTTTTAAAACACATTAAGTCTTTTAGAGAAGAAGTAATTATCAGATACTTAGATTTAAATTCAAGCTGATCAGAACCCTGTATGTAATCATGTACTTTAATGAACTTATTGTCTTTGTTCTTTGGAGTATAGATTTTGTACAAAGTACCATCTTCACGAAAATAACCATAGATGAAATTAGTTTTGATATTTACTGTGTCTAGTATATGTCCTTCATCATCTTTCTTATTCATAATATAAAATGACAATGGATGCACATTATGTTTTTCTAATATACCGGAAGAAAGTTTAAAACTTTTCCAATAAGTTTCATCTAGTGTATTCCAATGTCTTATTTCATAATCAGTAACTATAAATTTATTTTGTGGTTTATAGTCTATAGAAATATATGTATTATTAGAAATATAAATATTATAATCATCTATTATTTTAAATGATGCTTTACCTCTACTTTCTAAGTTATACAAATACATTACAAGATTAAGTCCATCACCACCATAGCCTGAAGAAAAATCTTTAAACTTATAGTATCCTTTGTTATCTGTATAGATACACATGGATGGAATTAAGTCTATAGCATTAAAAATTGATTTAATTTTAAGGCTTTGACCTGATAATCTTTCTCTAAGATTAAGGTAGTATTCAAATACCCATTCTCTAGGTACATCATTTAGATCAGAAATTATTGTTTTAGTTGAAATCATATTCTAAAATTTAAAATTAGGGGGAACCCCTATTGATTCCCCCTAACTATTTCTTAGTCTAGAGAAAAATCATTAGATGTAGTTTTCTTTGATAAAATTTCATCATCACCAAATGTTTTTACATTGGTAACTTCAAGTTTTTTAAGATGTTTAGATTCATCATATTGTAAAACTTTATTTTCTTCAATTTCACCAAAGGCATACTTACCTTTTTCTGATTTTGGCAACCACATATCATAATTAGTATATCCTGTTTTACCCATATACTCTTTACCAGCAATACAAAATTCTAAATATTTATCTTTGATTGGTGCTGTTGCATTGAATGCTTCAACAAAATCTTGAATAGTTGCATGTTTATTATGCTGTTGTACCATCCAGTCATTAATACCTAGTGATTTACAAAGATTCTGTAAGAAGATTAAAATAGATTTATCTCTTTGAATCTTAATACCTGTTTTAGTTTCACCATCAGCATATGCATATTGAGAAGCTTTTACTCTACCAATTTGACCTGCATAATGACCTTTAGTTTCATCATTTTTATCAAGCATAAAACCTTCAAAACCTTCAATTGGTTCACTCTCCATATGCAACATTAAATGATATGAATCAGCAATGAATTTAAATTCTTCTAACTCTACATAATTAATTTTTAACACTCTGTTACCTGGACTAATTGTTTTTGGTAAACCAGTTCCACCGGTGCCCAGATCTTCTGTACTTAAACCCATTTTATTTTATTTTTAATTGTTATAATTATATTAGTACTGTAAAGCATATGATCATTGCAATAATAGATACTATTACTACAGTTAATTGTATACATCCATCTAACTTACTAGGTGTTTTTTCTTTGTTTTCTTCACTCATTTTTTAAATTTTTAGTTGTTAATAAATACTTTACTCCAATCCGTTATTAGAGTTCCATTAATCATTTCAGAAATTACTATTTCTTCATTACGTAAATGCTCTGGTCTTGCACCACAAGTAACTTCATCACTTGTCTTAAAAGACAAAATAGTTTTGTTACCTTTTCGGTACATGTATCCAATAGCATCGGCATTTGCACAAATTAAAGATTTAATTTTACCAGTTAAGTCTATATTAGCAGACATAACCATTTCACCTTTATCATCTACCACTTTGTCTTTAATATGACCTGATAAAATAATTGTGGGTGCTAAGGTATCAATAAAATCTAAAACTTGAAAGAATGCTTGACGGATATATAAATATCCTGCACCATTTGGTAGAGTTACAACTGTATCTCCATCAAAATTTTTACCCATCATTTGTGTTCCAATAAACCCGCAACAGTTTACTGCGTTCTCTAAAGAACTGCTATATGTTACCATATAGATCAGACTATATCATGATCCATTTCTGGACCTCTCCCATTTCCACTACCATTAGCTTGTAGTGTACTGCCTTCCGGCATAGTCGTTGAACATTGCTTATAAACATAAATCTGTTTAACCTTATTAATAAAATCTTCTACTGAAAATTTATTTTTCATAAGATTACACATACTACAACAGGGTACACAATTTTCTATTACATAACCAACTTTACTATTTAATCTATCTACACCATTGTGTAAAAATTTAATATTAGATCTGTTTGCACTTTTAGAAAATTGAGATTCTATAGGTTCTTGATTACAATAAAAACAATTTTGAGATACTATTTTTAAAAAATTTTCTTTTGATAAATCAAAAACTAAATTTCTTGTTTTAGCATTACTCTTACATCCACCATATATTGTATTAATAACAGATTCTGTATTAATAGTTCTTGATAAACTATCTTTACAATGTTTACAATAATTAGGGTTTGTTTTTATATGATCATTTCTTCTAATAGACATCCTGTCACAGACTAAACATCTAGTATTATAATAAGATCTTGATTTTTTTGCAATAGCAAAACCAATCACTTCAACTTTATTATATATACTACCTGGTTTAATCATTTTTTGTGGTTTATAAGCCTTTGCTGCTGATTGTCCATTCATAATATTTATATTTACCCGTAAAGGTATAAAATATATTTTAATATGCAATGGGTTTTCCAGCAATTAGAGAGATTTGCTATTAATATTACTACTAATAGGTCCATTTTGTTTAGACGTGGTTTTATACAATTTTACTGCAAGTGGCATAATCATATCTTCTAAAGCAGTTACAGTATCTATAGTAACAAATTTATATGGATTACCAGCAGCTTTAATTGCTTTACCTGTATCCAATAATTCTTGTAAACTACTAACTTTTACTTTAAGTGCTTCAATGTAATCAGAACCATTTTCTAAATCAATAATCAGATTGTCTTCTAAACCTGCATATGCAGTTGTTTTACCTGTTTTAGGCTTGGAATAGATAATAAGTCTTTTAGGATTTACTCTTTCCGCTTTTACTTTACTTGTTGGCAGTACTATACTCATAATTCACTTTTTGTTTGTTTGATTAGTTCATTTAACCATAATCTATTACTAACTGGTTTCATTAACATAATTGCTGCAAGATCTTTGATGGTGATTTCTGATAATGGTGCATCTTCTTCACTTGTAACAACATTTTCTTTTTTACCATAATCTTGTTCAAAATCAGGAAATATGCTTAATGAAGTTTGCAATTGTGGTACTTCTAATTCTGCTTCTTCCTTTCTTTTCTCATAAAGAGCATAATTAATTTCTTGTCCAGAATTTAAAACCATAACGCATTCATTAACAGGAATAATATATGTCATATATGTTTCACCTTTATCATTTAAATTTTCTTTTTGTTCATATTCTTCAGAATAAAAAGGATTATTCTTAAATTTAAATAAAGGTCTATCTTTATACATTGGTATTACATTAATAGTTTTTCCATTAGAATCAGATAAATTGTCATAAAACTCAACATAAATATCTTGAGCTTTTTTTAGTTCCCATTCAAAGAATTGAACATATCTTCCATATTTACCTTTCTGGAAGAATGCAGTTTTAATAGTAAAAAATGGATCTGTTAAACCAATATTTTGAAATGTTGGCATGTGATGAGTAAAGAATTCTCTTTCTCTATCTTTTCTAAAATTATTCATATGTATTAATTTATTTGTATTTTTTGTTTGGTTACTTGTGCTGGAGTTGGTATTTCTACTATTCGCATAGTAGTTCTATCAAGTTTAAAGAAACTTATTCTTGTAGTTCCATTTCTAGATTTTAGAAAATGAAACACAAGTGTATCAGGATCTTCAATTAAAAATTTCTCAGGACCATATTGTCTAATTTTTCTTATTGATGGTTTATTAATACCCATAACTACATCTGCATGTTGTAACAATGAATCAGAACCGTAAATATCAGAATCTAATATATAATTACCATAAGAACCTTCTTCTTGTCTTTTAGGATCATCTATATTTCTATTTAATTGACTAAGTACAACAAATGCAATAGGATATTTTTTTTTCATAGATGTTAAAGCTTCACCTAAAGCACCTAACATTTCAAATTTATCTTTTTGCCCTCTTCCCACCTTAAATAAAGCTGAATGGTCTATAGCAACTAGCATATTTGAATATACACCATCTTTATTTTTAAATACTTCCATTTCATAATGAATAGTAGCACACATTTCATCAATAGTACATGCATCATAAATAACATTTATTGAATCATTAAACTTTGTATCATGATAATAATCTAAACATTTTTGATAAATATCTTTGTCAATTAGATTTTCTCCTTTGCTCATTAATGTATTATAATCAGAGCCAGTATGTAAACTGAATTTTCTTACTCCACTGGTTTCATCAACCATTTCCATTTGAAACTTTAATACTCTAAACTTTTGTTCAGGATTCATAATAATGATATCACTGATTAATTGTTCCATAAAAAGTGTTTTACCTGTACCAGGTCTAGCACCAACTAAGGTGATAGTTCTCCATTCTAATCCATCACAAAAAGCATCATTAAATTTAGGCCATGAACTTATTAAAGATGGTAATTTACCTTCTCTTCTGGCTTTCATCTTAAGTAATGCTTTTGCTAATGCATCTCTTTCACTAACAGGTAATAATGGTTTGGCACCATTAAATTGTTCGTACATATTATTTAGGATTTACATTTAAATTGTTTTTTTTTACTTGATTATATAATTCATGCATCATGGTTATTATGATTTCAATAATAAAATACTGCAGAAATGATAGACTAACTATAAACAAATTTACAGTATAATAAGAAATTATACTTCCAACAATAGCAATCATAAGCAGCATTAATTTTTTCATACTATATTTTCTTTAAAATAAAATGTTTCAGCATCTCCACCTGTGCTAATAAATTCACAATATGTTGCAAGATCAGATATAAAATTTTTATCAGATTCTTGTTTTCTTATAAAATATTGAGCTGTTCTCATAAATTCATAGTTTTTTAGACTATATTCTGTTACATATTTTTCAGTAGCAACTAATATAGTTTCCCATGAATAATTATATGTTTCAAAAAACCACCTAAATGGACCTTCTAAACTTTTAATATTTACTCTAGCATATTTACCTGAAGATAACTTTTTATTAGGAAATATTTCTACATATTCCTGTATTTTTATTAAAAACTCGTCACCCATTAAATTTTTAGAAGTTGTATTTTTAGATTTCTTAAAGAAACTATTAATTTCTTCTATAAAGATAATGCTTTTATTAGTTAATTGCAAGTCTTCATTTAACCATTCTTTATTTTGTAATCTTTTACTTTCTATTCCTGGATTAACGAAATTATTAGGTACAATTTTCTCTTTTATACAGTGTAAAACATAATATGTATTAGGAGATAAATCTTCTTTTATTAGTTTATTAAATATTTCTTGCATATCACCATGTTATTATATTACCGGTTGTATTTGTTACAATTGAAGATATCTTATTAAAGATATCATCGCTATCCCATTTAGAACCATTATAAGCAGCAGAAGCAGGATGTTTAACAGTAAACTTATGATTGTTATTATTAGTAAGCTCAGACCATTCTTCAGCCTTTTTACCCATGTACACGTATATCAATCCTGGATTATAATTATTTAACCAATCTAATAAATATGCTGTAAAAGGTTTCCATATATCATAATGACTACCAATCTTACCTACTTCAACTGTAAGAGCTGTATTAAGCATTAGTATACCTTGATTAGACCATCTTGCTAAATCTAATTCTTCACTTATTACATGATTATTATAAACAGTTCTGTTTACTTCTCCTAAGATAAATTTAAGACTAGGTTGTAATTTATCTGTATTACTACAGCTAAATGATATACCATCTGCAACTCCTAACTGTGGATAAGGATCCTGACCTATAATTACTACTTCTAACTTATCATACGGGCATTCTTCAAAGGCCCTGAATACTTGTTTAAGTGGTGGTGTGAATCTTTTATCTTCTTGACTTAGTGTGTAAAGTTTATTGAGTATGTCATCAAACTCACTACTAAATATAAAAGATTTAAATATTCTATCCCAACCACTGGGTTCAAGTTTATCAAACATTTTTTGTTTAATTTCTTTTAGATTCATTTTTTTTCTTATTTTTGATAAAAAATTCTACAATGGCTTTAAAATTTAAAGAATTAAATGACGATGCATTAATTGATATAAAAGTTAATAAAGCATATTATATGATGGTAAAAAATTCTCTATTTTATCTTTTAAATGAAATTAAAGAAGATGAAAATAAAGAAACATTGATTAAAAATACTACCTCTATTAAGTATGAAGAAATGACTGATTGGCAAAGAATATTCCATACGTTAACTCTTTTAATTGCTGAAATAGAAAAACAAGCTAAAGATAAAAAATTATATACTGAAAAAGAAATTTTAGAACCTAGTGATGAAGGTTATGTTGCGCCTAGTCAAGACTAACATTTAATTCTTTTCCTATTTCTATACAAGCTAAAATAGCAAAACCAAGTTCATCCTTACTGCAATCAGCAAATGATTTGCATTCAAAAACACTTTCAGACTGTATACAAAGTCCAGATTGTTTTTTTACAACCCATTTCATTTCTTCAAAAGTATAACCAGATTCTTTAGCTAACTCTCTTATACAAGCATGTACTTTTGCAAGTTGTGCTTTACTGTGATTTACATCAGCAAGATCAATATACATTTGAACAAGTTGCCCTTCTGGAATTTTATCCAAAAATAGTTTATAAGCTAATTTATTTTGTTCATCTACATAAACTAGCTTATCATCTTTTTTTATTAATTTACCTGTAAACATATTAACAAGTTATAAGATCCATAATATCTAAAAATTGCATAAAATGATCTTTAGATTTTATACGTATAGCTGGTATTTCAAAACATAAAATTGTCCATTCATCATCTATTACATCTCTACTATCAGTACTATATAATTCTAATGAATCACATAATTCTTTTTCATAGAAATAATAGTCATATCCATTTTGACTGTCTTTATCAAGTATATCTACTTTTATAAAACCTAATTCAATTAAGTCATTTTCTTTCATTTATTCTATTTTTAAGTTATTTACTCTATACTTAAGTGGTTATCATTCAATATTTCCCGGATTTTTTCTCTAATGCAGTCATATGCATTTGCTGTATCACTAGATATTTGCGCATTATACTTTATTTCATTTCTAAGATGTTGATCAAGATCTTGCATAGACATTTTCCATTTCCAACCATCCATTGCTGTTCTAGCATCTTCAAAGTCTTCATCATTGAATTTTAAAATAAGTTCAGCCATATTATTTTATTTATATAATACTAATCATCCCAGTTATTGTGATGATTATCTTTAATTGATATCATTATTAATATTCCAATTACTACACATATACCAAAACCTATGGTTATATCCATCATGGTGCTATCTTTTGATTTTTAAATATTTCAGTGTTAATTATTTCTGTAACATAATTGATATGATTATACTTTTCATTATCAGAAATCCACAAACCATAATCTTTTAGTCTTTTATTTCTCATATGCATTATGGCATATGCTGCCATATTTGCATTATCAGAATCACTGCTGTTTAGCATCCCTAACATATTTTTTTTCTCCTCTATACTAAAGTAATCTAATTTTACAAGTAAGTTTAGTTCTGATAAAAAAATAAATGGTCTGAAAACTCCTTCTCTAGTACCAGCTGCATACATATACCATAAATATGCAATATTGCTATTATGTGATTTAGAAATTACATGATGTTCATTACAAATATCTTTTATCAATATTTTAATTTTAGGATCAGAAAAAAATAACATCCTATTTCTTTTTCTTATAAAACTCTTTGTATATCGTCTGTAATGATTCAAGTTTATCATTGCCATCTGTAAGTTGTGAAACAAATTTATCCATTTCTTCAATATGTTGAGGATGTTCTCCTATACCTACTGAATTTTCAAAATAAATAGCTAGTTCTGCTTTTGCTTCAGCAATCTGTGCTTTATATTTTAATTCCAAAGCTTGGAATAGTAATTCTTGTCTCATTTTAGTTAGTTTTAAAAGTTTTGTTGTAGTATTCTTCAGGTCTAAAGTCCAACACGAATTTCATTTGGAGACCTTTTGTATAGGCATCTATTATCTGCTCTTCAAACATTTTGTTGGCTTGTTCAATGTCTTCAATAGTAATAATACCTTTGTTTACATATTGCGTAAATAACCATTCTACTGCTGTTTTCATTGTTCTAATTTTAAGTTAACGTGTTAATAAAAGTTTTTCTTGTTTTTACTCTATTTAAATCATATTTAGGGGGAATTATTTCAGCTTTAAATCCTTTATAATTAAATTTATTTTCTCCTCTTAAATATTTTTGTATAAAAATAGAATAATCTTGATTTACATCTGCCTTTTTTCTACGGTAATGATCTTTAACAAAATGAATCATCCTCTTTTTATTTTCAAACTCTAGCAAAGAAGTTTTATAAATTTCTGACAATATTTCAGGATTTATAGGTATTACTAAACCAATATTATCATATTCTTTAATGTATATAGACCATTCATAATACAATGAAAATGCTACTTGATAAGACATACTAATTCCTTTTACAATATCTGCTGCAAAATCAACACCTAATTCTAAAATGTTTTTATTGGTGCTGTAATTTGGGTTTAAAGATATCGGTTTAGGTAAATCATTTGTATTATTAATACCAGTAAAAAAAGTAGGATTTACTTCATAACCTTCTTTTGATGTATAAAAAGACTCTGTATCTTTATTATAAAAAGCAATTGATTTCTCATAAGCATACTTACTTTTTATAGATAAATTTCTTTTTTCTGTTAGTGTTAACTCTTTATGCTTTTGAAGGGTAATGGTATCTGATACAATCATAAACTTTATGTTTAGATTTGGAAACATTTCTGGTGTAGCTTGTAAATCACCAAAAGGTCTAAGATATTTTAAGTCATCATTTAGTGATGCAGACATTAAATAAGCTTTATCAAAAGTATTTGCTGTTATATTAGCATCATTACTTAACCTTATTTGCTTAAATTTACTCTGGATCATTAGCATAGACCATTCTAATTGTTCTTCAAAGTCATTACCTATAAAGTCATTAGTTACAGATTTTTCAAACTGTTCATTAGAACCTATTAAGTCTGCATTTAAGTAGGATTTATTTTCCATATTATTCTGATTTAATTGATTTTTTACTTTTTGGTGTAGATATTTCTAAACACATGTTACAAAACCACACTACAATTTGTTGCATTTCAGATGCATTTTTTTCTATCTTACAATAATAACAGGTTTTCTTTATTATTTTTTCCATTTTGTTTTGATTTAAGGATTATTGTTTCTTTGTTTATTTTCTTTGTAACTAATCCAAAAACCAATAGCAACTAGTATGTTCATACCTAATGATGCTATTATCTCATGAATGTCCTGATATACATTTACAGATAGATGTACATGACCTACCATCCAGAATGGTATAGATAAGTTTTGGCTTATCCATACCACTAGATATTTAATAAATTGTTTCACTGTTTGATCATATACTCAAAAGCTGCTTTACTGTTAGTCATTTTGTAAGTATATACTTCAGTAGTACAGTAACTTTCATTAATTCTAACTTTCATTGTACTTGAAAGTTTAAATGCATTTAAAAATTCTGCATTTGATGCCATATCCCATGTAATATAAACAACATCAGATGAACCTCCTTTATAACCATCAAATTCAAACTTGTTGTCTACTCCATTTACTACCAATACTACATCAATTGATGGTTCTTTTTCACAATAATAACCACCGTCTACTGAAAGTACAATAGCATTTTCTACAAATAACATATATGCTGCTGCCCCATTATTTGTTGGTGTATATGCAATTTTATAAGGATCATCAAATCCATTACTTATTGTTTTAAAAGACCATTGTGAATGGCTTGTTGAAAGCATCATCATTGATGCTAAACTTAAAATTAATTTTTTCATTTTATTCTGATTTAAAGGTTAATAAATTGTTTTAGTGAATGTTTTCTAAACACTTTTCTGCCCATTTAATATTCCACCAACAAAAAGAATCTCCTAAGTACATTTTTACAATTTTATTATTATATGACAATAGTACATTTTGATTGGCAAATGAAAGTGACTTATCTTCTTTAGTTTCTATAACAGATATTATTATCTTAAAAAAATCTTGTATATCTTGTTTAGATGAGAACATTACAGTTTTATAAGATGTAATTTGCGGATACTGACAATCTTTGAAAACTATAGAATATATAACTGACGAATCAGTATATACATCCTTATACAGAGTGTGAAAGCCCATTGGATTGCTATATAACTTCTCTGCTTTAGTTCCGCTATTAACAGTAATTTGACCATATGCCGTACTAACTGACAACATAAATAATAATAATATTTTTTTCATAATTAAAGATTTTTGTTTGTTTATCTTATTTTTACTTAATTAATGTGGTAACTTTTACTACTTATCCTTTGTAGTTTTGTAATATACACAACACACTCTTTAGCTTTCTACTCCCAGCTCCGAGAAATTGTATATAACTTAGCCCATCTCACCGCTGTGTGGGAACTAAAGTTTATGTGTTGGTATATTATACACTAGTTTTTTACAAAATTATATGCTCTAATGCTATTGGTCATATTAAAACAATATATTTCTTCATTTTCTATTGTTTTATTATTTATTATTTTCTTCTTTTGTTTCACCATAATTTGAGGAGAACTTTTGGCTAACTTGTTCAGCTTTTCTAATCTCTCCTGGATATTCTTGTTGATTTGATTGTAGTCTGATAGTTTCTTTTCTTCTTTCATACTCTTCCCAATTATAAGTTTCTAACTCTTTCATTCTAGCAACATCTGCTATAGTCATACCTTCAGGTATACCACCGTTGGCATTCATAATCTCTATACATATTTCTTTCATTCTTCCCATAATTTCAAACTTTTTTCTAGTAAAAATTTAATTGTGACTCTAATGTCATTTTGTCCTAAAATAAATCCAACAGCAGTTAGTTTATTAAAAAATGCTTTTTCAATATCTAGTTCTACTCTTTTTAATCTTTTAGATGGAGATATCCTATCAATGATTGTAAAATCAAAAGGAAACATCTGTGCATAAACATATACATTTTGTATATAAGATTTATCTTTACAAAAATCCAGTGCAAGTCTTTTATTATAGTTTATTTTATGTCTATTTATACCAGTTAATTTGGCAATAGCATATTCAGTAATCATAAATCTATAAGCAAGAATACCGATAAGATAACTTCTTTGATCTACATAAACTCTTTTACGAGACTTATCACTAATGTTAGATAAAGCTTGTACTATATCTTCTTTAGTGTAATTTTCCATATATTATATAAAAAAAGGAAAGAATATTCCTTTAAATTCTGCTACAAATGGTCCTATAAATAATGTACTTATAAAATCATGTGTTTGTGAATACAAGTACCAAAACCATAGTACAAATATTTGTGATACAATAATGTATACATACAATAATATTAATCCAAAACTTTCCATATTAAATTAAATTAAGTTCTGCTTCCTTAGTTTCTTCTTTTTCTGCTTCAAGTATTAAACCTACTATAGGAATAAATCTAGATGCATCATAATATTCATAAGGAAAGGAAGAAGAAGATAAGGTTACTTCTTTTAGTTTTAAACCAATTTTGCCTGATTGTAATCCCATATTAGTAGTAGATTTTACAGTATATACTATACCTTCTTCTATCCATTCAGTATCACTAATTTTTGTAGGTTTATTACTGGCATCAATACATATGACTTTCATACTCTTCAATTTGTGTTTTTATTTCAACTAATTCAAAAGTATCTTTTAATTCCAGCATTTCCAAAAAATCACCATGTTTTACAGTACATTTACCATTATTATGAGCAACAATAGAACATTGTTCTGCTTGTGTTTTGTCATGTTCACAAAACTTCATAAGACATGCCATAATATATTCATAAGAATTAATCTTATCATTATACAATACTAATTTATGTGTTTTTGAATCTTCCATATACTTTTAATATACAAAAAATTATAGGGCTAATATAAATTAACCCTATAATCTTTCCAAATTATTTTACTCTGATCAAAATTCTCAAGAGCTTCTTTAACCCATTTTTCATCTACTGTACCCATATAACATAGTATATGTACTATAGCTTTATCATCTGGATTTAGACGTAATAGTCTACCAATTCTCTGTGCAGCTTTTCTTTCATTACCATATGCATGCATAATAATACCTTGTTTAAGTTCTGGAATATTAACACCTTCACTTAACTGTAACACAGTAGATAGCTTTGTAATATTACCAAGCTTAAAGTCTTCTAAATTTGTAGCAGAATCAGGGTTATTACTATGATAACTATGATCACAAAGTTTGTCAGCTTGTATTTGAGTATTAGCAAAGACAATACATTTAGTATTAATACTATCTAATAGTTTACTAGTGTATACTTCTTTACTAGGATACTCCATTAAAGCTTTCATTCTCATTACTCTAATCATATGCATATTTCCATTACCAACATCAACTCTTCTAGACCAATAGGTATAGTTAAGTTCTTCGCTTGTTACATATGACTTATTTTGCATATTTACAGTATAGTTTTTCTCATTAGATAAACGTAACTCATGTATTATAATCTGATAATCATTTAGTATTCCATTTTCTATAGCATCATCTGCTTTGAATGTAAATACTACAGGACAGAATTCTTGTACTAACTTACCTTTTTCTGAATAACCACGTTTAGGAGGAGTACCTGTCAAACCAAGAATCTTACCTTTGTATAACTGCAAGAATCCTCGGTGACTATCTAACAAACTATGCATTTCATCCAAATAGACTGCATCATAATCATTAGGTTTATGCTTATTCAAACTTAAGTAAGTAGTAAATGTCATTCTACCTAATAATTCTTCTTTTCCAAATTTCTCAGCATCATCTTTCCATGATTGAAAAATTGCTTTCTTTGGTGCTACTATAAGAACTTTCATCAATGGTGTAGTATTATTCTCAATGTGAGTAAGACCAACTAAGGTCTTACCTACACCAGTACCTAATACTACACTACATTTCTGTCTGCCATTAGTAGCTTTAATTGCTTCTTCTTGGACTTGATCTTTTGTCATTTTGTTAAATTAAATATATTTTTACTTATAAAAGCTTCAGCAGCACCAGTATCACTCATAGCTTTAATAGTCTTAATATGTTTATTAAGATTCTTTAAAGATATTTCATGATCATAGGTACCCCAAGCTCTCATAAATACTTGTAAAAATTGATGCTTAACCCATCTGTCTGCTCTACCAATCTTTAAAAAGAAATCATTAAAGGCTTTAGCCATTTCCTGAGATTCTGAATTAGTAATCTTAAAGTTACCAGACTTAATAAGTTGAGAACCTGCAACTACAGCTGATGTACCACGAGTACATATTGCAGCCAACATTAAAGGCTCAATATTATACAAGTTTCTCATTTTAAATAGTCTTTGATAGTCAGGTAAATAAGGTTTAAAAGCATTAACATAGTTTATTAATGTCCAAGACTTTGAAGAGTTATTCATTTTTGCCATTTTTACAACTAATTCAATCTCATTTTCTACATTAAGAACAATGTATGGAATCTCTAATCCTTCTGCTACAAGACCTGTAAACATATGCTGACCATCTGTAATATATCTTTCTTTTTTACCTGATATAACATCAGTTTCAATACATACAACAGGTCTAATTACACCCATAGCACGTATACTTTCAATCATTGTTTGAGTATGACCTGGATTTAAAATTCTATTGTTATCCAAGAATTTAAACTTCTCATAATCTTTGCTAAATTTAATTTTTCTAAGTAATGCTAAAGCATCTGTTAATTCTGTTTTCATAATCATAAGTTTTAAATCATATTATTTTAAGTGTCCCAGTATTCTAGCCTCTGCAGGAAAATTGTGAATCCAGTTATGACAGTTTCTACAAACTGATAACCATGTAGATTGAACTAAATAAAAAGCATCTCTGTTAACTCCAGCGTGTATATGATGAACATCAGTGGCACCATGGCCACATCCGTTCACCTTCACCACACATAATGGATTTTCAGTAAGAAATCTTTGTCTTAATTTAAGATACTCTTGATCCTTCTTTTTTCTTTTAGAAGAGACCTGAGGGATCTTATAATCAGTTGGTTTCTGTGTATTATCTTTATTCTTGGGATTTTGGCAACTCCAACAATATTTACAATACTTAAACCCCTCATGGTTCTTCCATATAACGGTCATTTTTTGACAACCATCACACTCTTTTAGCTTTGTTTGCATTCTTTAAACTTGGTAAACCTATAGGTGCTTCTGTTAAACTTAAAAAGTTTTTAGGCAGTACACCTTCTACCATAAAGATACTAATAATCTGTTCTTTAGAGATATTTAAATCTTTAAAAGTTAGAGTATTTTTAAACTTTTCATCTGTTTCACTCTGAGAAAGTAAAACA